AAAACCGTTCATCTACGCCAAAACCTGGATTGTTGATTTTATTAAGCTCTTCGCTGAGGTGGCTTAATGAGGAACCTCTTTTCTTTTTCATATCTGCAAACGACATATTTCTCCTTATATCTGCTTTTGTTCCGTTGTATAACGTTTTATTCACTTACTCATAATATTACTATATTATAATACATTCTTTACTAAATGTCAAGAACTTTTTTCAAACTTTTTCTGCTTGCATCAAGTTCATGTGTAAAGAACGGTCTATATTTCATACACTTCTTATAGTAGTCCGGCCACACTATTGTGTCCTGCATATCTCTATTAAATTTGGGTATGAATTGTAAAATATCATCTAGGATGATAAAAGTTTCAATATTTATTTTTTTCGCTAAAGCATAACGAAGTATAGGTGGATGTTGTCCATCTGATACATCAAACAAATCATTGAATTCATTCGAATCATCTGACATGATGTCCGAACAATCTTCACGAAAAATATATTGTAAACTTTCAATACGTTTTCGCCAGTCGCGATAGGTTGAAACACACTTTTCACCAAAAGCATCCCCTATCCACATATTTATATCGTTTAAAAAATTCGATACTAGGAAATCTCTTAATTCAGGATCAGGATATTCTCTTGCTAATTTTTTAAAGAAAAATCGTTCTCTTCGCTTATTAAACGAGGCTGGGGTAACATTACATTTGCCGCCATATTTAAAATAATCGTAATCTGTTGTAAAATGTAATTTAAGAGCAGTGTAAAGATTATAACATTCGAATTCATTCATAATAAATGTATACTTATAACTTCCACCAAATTCCTGATAATATTATAATAATTATAATTTGCTCTATAGCAAGAATAGTGTGATACCAAACCCATCTTGTTTCATAATTTCTATCTCGTTCTAATTCAATTTTTGTTTTTCCCTCTTTAATTCGAGGCAACCAAATATTTTCCCAATTTTTTTTAACTCTCTCAAACATTAATAGGCAACTTTGATGTAGTAGGTATAAAGTTTAAATCTTCTGCTTCTTTTCGTAGAAGACGTTTTAAATCTGTAGATATTAAAGATGCAACAGTTTCATATTCTAATTTATTTGATTCACAGTAATATAAAATAGCGTCCATTACTGGCATTTTAATTGATAATTCCCGAACATCTAAATTAAATGTTTCCGGAGTTAACATTTTTATCATAGAAGTATCTGCATCAACTTTTTTCGCCATAGTCTCCATCATATTTATGTAATGATTCTGCTTTTGCTATAGCTAAATGAGCAAATCTAGTATTAGGTTTAACCGTTGTTTCTCCCCCAATATTATATAAAGTTGCTCCTGCATAATCTTTAAAGCCTGAATCATAAATTGAACTAATAATTAAAACACCGTTTCTATTAAAAGTGCTTCTGCCGAGAAGAATTGCAATTTCACCCTCTGCTATTTCTACATGTTGTTTAGACTGAATTTCATAACAAGCACCCTGATCTAAAACAAAGTTACCATTTTCATCGACTTTTTGTTCTATTGATTTTCTATGTTCTTTTTTATCTTCATCCATATGCATTGGTCCTCGACCAATTTTAAAAACCTTATCGACTCGTAAATCAACAGTATTTGGTTGAATCATTGTATCATCGATATTTGTTACCTCAGTAGAGGCATTCACGGGATGTATAAACATTATTCTCCAAAATGATAGGGATTTTCTTTTGTTTTAAATTTCCATTGTTCTACTAAAATATCTTCTTCATCCTTTAATACTAATTCCCACATTATATTTGCGGGCACTGGAGTAGAGTTTTCAAACTTAGTAGAAGAAAAGGATGATCCTTCACTAAACAAAGGACTAATTTCATTACGAAATATAAACATACTACTATCATGATGCATCATACAAGCAAATGTACCATCTACCTCACTTAATTTTGCATTAAATTCTGTATACATCTTTGGCCATGATTCTCGTTGTAAACCTTTTTCCAAATCATCTAATGCTTGATCGAGTACCCACTCTGTATCCCAATCTCCTTCAAATTTACCTTCTTTAATAATACCATTATGCCACAAATATGATTTATCTTTTTTAGCTGGATGAATAAATTTACCTATTGCTAATTCAGTATTATTAACTTCTTTTGATGTCGGCGCTTGCTGATGAACAATACAATAATCCCATTCACCATCTAATTGTTTTACATCTAAAGGACCATATGATTTAATCTGTTGTTTAAGATAAAAACCATTGGCGTCGGGATCTAAATCTTCGTGATATAAAAACTGTGAAACCGAATGGGATTTTTCGCCCCGATATCTATTAAGTTCTACTAATTTTAATAAAACTTCTTTGCTCATGCTTGCAGAAATACTACACATTAATCGCCTTCCTGATAAGGTATTGGATCTATTTCTTGAATATTCTGAAACGCTTTAATTCTTTCAGAACAAGAAGGGCACCTTCCACAGCTACGACCTTCTTCATCTGGATCGTAACATGTTAATGTATGTTTTAATAAATTAAATGTTCCTAGCTCTTTACATATTTTTAATTCTTCTGTTTTACTTAATAAAGAGAACGGCGCAATAATTTGTGTCTTGAATGTTCTATTTAGTACTGTAATGCCATTTAATGCATCTACAAAGGCTTGGCTTGTATCCCAATACCCATATTCATCATGAACTTGAAGTCCGCAAAAAATGTATTCTGCCTTTACTACTTCTGCAAAAGCACATGCATTACTTAACAACATCATATTCCTAAACGGGACATATGTAACAGGTTGTGGATCTCCCAACACTTCTTTAATGTCGGGCATGTCAATATCAGTGCCAGATATATTTGCACTAATAGGTTGAACTAACTCTCCGAAATAACCTATATCTAATTGCTTATGAGGTACACCTAATTCACGACATAATTCTTTTGCCTTCATACATTCTTCAGCTTGCTTTTGACCATAGTTAAATGTTAAAGCAAATACTTTTTCTGGTCCATAATGTCGGGCTAACATCATTGTAACAATAGAACTATCCATGCCGCCTGATAATATTACCGCAACATTATTTTCAATTTCCGGAAGTTTGTTTCTCGCTTCTCGTAAATTCATATTAACCTTCTGTAACTGTTTTGATTAGTCTTTCGAGATACCATTGTGCTTTTTTTAAATCTTCTAATTGTTTTTCTTTATTTTCATAACCTTTTTCGGTTTTCTTACCAGCTCGCAATACATACTTAACAACATTTCCACGATGAAAATTTAAATCAAAAGCTTCTATAACATCAATTGCTTCTAAGTTAGTATTACTTTGATAATGTTCTGGATCTATCTTATTAGCCATATGGACCGGAATATGTAAAATATTTAAAATAATCTAAATTCTCCGGATATTTTCTTTCGGGGAATTTGCCTGTAACGATTTGTCTAAAACTATCAACATTATAATATAAAAGATTTAAATTAATATCTTCTTCTTTCATATCATAAACAGAATCAAATGTTGATATTGGTTTTTGTGTTAATCCCCATCCGTGAGCACATCGTGCATAAGGCGTTCCATCTAATGCTGCCATTACCGGATTAGAAGTGTCTATACTATGAATCCAATTATAATCTCTATAATGTGCGAATTCCCTTGCTTGCCAAGATCCTAATAGATGATGTTTTAAACTTTTATTAATACACTCCTTATCCATTTTTTCAAGTAATTTAATTCTTTCATTTGCTTGAAGAGTCGGATCCTTATCGGCCCAAGAATATACAAATGGAATCCCAATTATAGGAAATCCAAGTATTCTTCCTTGGTGCCCTACCCCAAACTTCATAAATTCATTATAACATTCGATCATTTCATCTGGTGTAGAACCTTGAATAACAGGCATGCCATGAATGATAGTGTCAGGATAATCATTAACAAATTCAAAAGACCTTTCCAATGTTCTTTTTTTATCTCCGAGAACATCTGGTAAGATAACATAGTTTGGTTCTATCCTTGTGAACCATTCATAAAGAATATCATTATCTAATGATTCTCCTAATTCAAAACAACTATTATCAAGATAAGTAAATTCTCCACAACCTGCAAAGTCACAAACCATCTCTGCATAATCCTTATCTTCTAGAATTTTATGAAGTAATACAAATTGATAATCGCTAATAAAATCTTGATGTTCATCTATTAAACATCTGGGAATTTCATGTGAAATATATGTCATATTAACTCATTAAAGATCTACATCCTGCTAGGAACTCTTGGCGTTGTGACCCTTCTGAAAAAACGCCTGAAGCAGCGAATGTTGCAGTTGTAGATCTGAGATCCTGAATGCCTCGTGATTTAACACAGAAATGGGCACCATCAATTTGAACTGCTACATCTTCTGTTTCAGCAACAAACGCAATTGCTGCTCTAACTTGTTCGGTGAGTCTTTCCTGAACTTGAGGACGCTTTGAAAAGAACTGAACAATACGATTTAATTTAGATAACCCTAAAACGTATTTATTTGGGAGATAAGCGACGCTAGCAACACCATCAATAACAATAAAGTGATGCTCGCAATAGGATTGAACATTGATATTTCTCTCTAATACAAATGAACCTTTATAGTTCATCTTATTTTCAATTTTTGTACATTTTGGAAATCTATCATAATCAAGACCCCAAAAAATTTCATTTACAAACATTTGTGCCAC